TATGAGTGACAATTGCAAGCCATTAGATGATAGCCTTGTAAACGGCTTCACGGACCGAAGTATCTTCCGCTTCTTCTGTTTCGGCATAATCGCCAAGCATTGCCAGTTCGTTTTGCGCCCAATTCCAAGCGGCCTCGACGGGGTAGCCTAATGCTTCGTGTAAGTTACGAGCCATAAAAACAATCGTTTCTACTTTTCCGTTTCCTTCGTCGGTGAACATTCCGTAATTTGTCATTTTTTCCCTCCTTGGTTATCCCCAATATGGGGTATGAATTGACAAGTGTCAACCCTTAAATCGAAAAAAAAGAGGGGAAAGCGAATTTTTTTGCTCACCCCCCCTGACAGCTAAGGCTTGTTACCCTTTTTTCTTCTTCCACTTCACTCGGTCTAGCTCATTTATTTGACCTATAACAGGCACGTTGCTCTCTGATGAATGGCGCTTGGCAAAATCAACGTCAGTATTGTGAAGCCTGTTAAGCAGGGTTAAATCTTCCTGTATCTCTTCAAGCTCTGCAACTTCGATCTGACCCAAACTTTTATGTCTGCGGATCATCTTGGTTAGCTTCATAAATATTTCTGAAAATCTCATGTGGAAATAGTCTACCTTCAATTTAAAATCCTTTCAGTCCGTCGATTAAGCTATCAAGCTCCTGCTTATCCCAGAGTTTCTTTCGCTTGGCGATTAGTATAGGTCTAGGCAGTTCGCCGTTAAGTTCTAGCCTGCGAAAGGTCTTAGTGCTTAACCCTAAATATGCGGCGGCTTGCTTAGTATCTAAGCAGCGCGGTTCTATATCTGCATTGCCCATTGATCATATTCCCCCTTTATTCTGTAAAACGCTTGTAGTGATGCCTGATCTTTACCTAGCTCCGATCTGCTAGTTATCCCGAGGATTGCCCTTAGCCCCTGCGCTCTGCTTTCGTCGGTGTCCTCTACTTCACCCATCCCCATCTGCTCCCGTAAGAAGTTGCCGAATTTATCGGATCTGCATAGCATTTGTGATGACACGATAGCCTTTCGACCCTCTTCGCCATTAGACTGCACAGACACTTCATGCAGGGCCGCTACAGCTACCCATTGCTCTTTTTGCGGAGTAGGAACCCCGAACATCTGTATGGCGCTCTGTGCCTCTTCTAGCGGAACCTCTATCACTAGCTGCGCAACGTTGCGTGTCTTGACGATTTTGAAGTCAGCGTATGTTCCTTGGATAACCCTGTTTGTCACGGCTTCAACCTTTCGTAAGCAGGGCTGTTAAGCCATAAGAGCCGAGCCATAAACTGACCATCGTCCCCCCTACCTAGACTGCCCTCAAAAAATTTACATTCGTTCCCGCGCTCGTGCAGTTCGCGGTGATGCTTATTGCAGAGGGGGACGGTGTTTTCGTCCCCCGCTTTCAAGCTCATTCCCCTTGCGCCTCTCCACGGCCTCAAGAGATGGTGAGCCTCAATCCCGTAATCTGTACCGCAAACCATGCAAGGCCGATCCCTCACAAATCCCAGATGCTTGAGGTTCACATATCTAGCAGACATTAGAACGGTATTTCGTCATCTGCTATGCTGCTTGATGGTATTTGACCAACCGCATCTGATCCCATAGGTGACTGCCTTGGCGCGTCTAACGGTGGCGCTAAAGATATGGCGGTGTAGTCGTTGCCATTCTTGCTCTGCTTTTTGCGCCCCCAAACCTTCATTGGTCCAGATTTGGTTTCTAAATTCCCGCTCATGTCAGCGTCATTTTCATTACGCTTTTCGTTGGGAAATATAGCTCCGATCTTCTGATAGAACTCAAAAATTGTTTTTCCGCTTTTGGTTTTCGTTTGAACAATAGCGCAGTGTTCTTGACTGCCATCTATGTTCACGGGACCGCTGCGGATGATCTTTTGGTCCTCGGCGGGGAACAACGCCCCGCGATTGGTATCGTCGTATTCGCTCATCTGTCTATCCACTGCATAATTAATCTTGTTACATCTGCATCAGAATATTTAGGTTTCGTAAAATCCTTCTGCTCTTTTAGCTTTCCCTTAAGCACATCGACCTGTTCAGTCAATTCGTCAACCTGTAGCTGCAAGTCCGCGTTTTCTTCTGATAGATCGTAATCTATCTCTATGTGGTCTATAGTTACATCGAAGAAGGCCGCAATCTTATCTCGTGTTGCCTGTCTAGGTGATTTTGTCTCACCACTTTCAATCATGCTAAAGCCCGACTGTGACATTCCAAGATGCTCTGCAAGTTGAACCTGAGTAAGCCCTGCGTTTTCACGCAAATTAATTATTTTTTGTGCGTCTACTGCTCTCATATCAATCTCCCTGATTGTTCTTGAGTGTCTGGCTTCCACGGGATTGTGATAAGCCGATAGTCTTTACCGCCTGATTTCGATTTAAAGACGATACTTTTCTGGCCGTGTTCTTGCCAGTATTCGCATTGATCTTTCGCAAGGGTCATTGTGTTAGAGGCAAACTTGATAATGATGCCCCCTGCCCTTATCGCGTTCTGCAATTCGTAATCTCTTACGTCTGCTCCCTGCTTTCCGTTTACATAGAAAAGCTTTTTAACTGCCTTCTTGATCACTTCGCGCTCTCCCAGATTTGTTCTATTGATTTGATAGAGTTGATAAGCGCGTCCTTCTGCTTTTGGCTCAACGTCACATCATCTTGAACGTCTGCCATTACGCGTTCAATTTCATCCGCATTGAATGCATACGCCTCTGGGGTTTTCTTAACCTCGGCCTTCATAAGAGAACCCCAAGGGCGAATGTCGGTAAACGATTGGACAAGAGAACATTCTGCATTAAATACGCGATACGGCGCGCCCGAATATGCAAAGTCTATTTCGTCATCCTGTCCACCCTTCTGCTTGTCGTTGGCGTCCGCATCGTGAGTTGTGGCGGTATGCTCTACCTCTTGCACCTCTGGCTCTTCATATTCGCCCGTGGGGATCTTAAATATGGTTCGTAAGGCAAACTTCTCTGCATAACTTAACGCGCTACCGCAAGACTGTGCGCCCGTGTAGGGGCAATATACAGTCCTATGGACCGCGCTTTCCCAAACCTCTCCGCTGCTGTGCAGAATGTGGAAGTCAAACGTGGCCTTGTAAGTCTTGCCATCTGGTGAAATCGCCGCTTCCGTTTCGGTTGGAACAATTACCAAACCTGCATCAGTAAGCAGTGGTCTTATCTTCTCATAGTATTGGTCAATGCTGACGTAGTTGTATGACGCAAATTTATTTTCGCTATCATGGCCCAAGCGCCGCACTTGTCCCTGCACCTTTAAGAGTGCTTTTATGATCTCTGGTTTCATTGGTTGGTTATCCCCCATATGTCCATTGCTGCTAGTTTCGTGGTTTCTCCCCAGTAAAAGCTATCCATGTCGGGAAATACACAGCGACAACATTCAAATATGTCATCGCTAAAGGATAGGGTTCTCTCAAGCGTAAACGCTGCCCTCTCTACCTCTAAGAGCCTCTGGTTGACGTTCTCAACCTTAAAGGGGTTCACGGTGGTTTTGCTTACATAGTCGATCCAAGGCTCTCTGCCTGTCCCGAGCGCGTAGATAGAGGCTTGTCTAGCCGCGCCTGATGTTACGGCATTGGTTGTGCGCCCAACGGATTTAACATCCCTCACCTTGTCCTCATAGAGCAGATCAAAGTATCCAATCCAAGGCACGGGACATTCGCCAATCTTAACGTTTACCTTGCCCTGCTCTTCCTTAAAAACGCCCTTAAGGTTGCTGTAAAAATTTATACATTGGTCAATCATTGGATCAACCAAAGCGTTTTCCTTTTCAATCTTCTGCGGATCGTGATTGTCGAGGGCGCGGTTCTTGGACTTGTTAAAGCTATTAGAAGCAATCTTTCGAAGGTCGGACTTCTTTCTAGTCGCGTTAGACGCAATCGCGGACGCTACCCTATCAATCGCAGTCCCGCGCCACGCTGCGGGGCCAGCTTCGCCATCTCGTATTCCCGCGATTTTAAGTAAGCAGAGAGCGGGTTGTGCTATCCATAGGTTGATAGTTGAGGCGCTAAGATATTCAACGCCGTGCTTTTTAAAGGTGTTCTTGCCCATCTATGTCCGCCTTTGGCTTCGTGTGTCCCCTTTCTTTTGGCTCAATAATCCAATCGCGTCAACCCCCGAAATGGGGTTGCTATTATTTTCATTACAGTCTACTTTCCCTGTCATAGTTTTTGGTACAGTTGCGTATCGTTCAGTACGTTTGGAGAAAGCAAGTTGCATGATTTTACGAGCCTACCTAACAGAGAGCAAAACGCGGGTTGACGATTTTGCAGAAGAGATTGACGTAAGCAGGGGCGCGGTCCTTAAGTGGATAAGCGGGGAGCGTTATCCGCGTTACGATTATCTGCAGAGAATATATGAAGCAACCAACGGGGCGGTTACTGCTAATGACTTCTACGAGCGCAAAGCGCAGCAAGTACAGAAACGTCAGAACAATTCTTGATGGTGTAACATTCGACAGTAAAAAAGAAGCTGCCAGATACGCAGATCTAAAGCTGCTAGAGAAAGCGGGATTAATCCGTGATTTGGAACTGCAACCTCGCATTCCTTTGATCTGCAACGGGGTCAAGATTGGATCTTATGTCGGAGACTTCGCATATACTGAGAGGGGGGCTAGGGTTATTGAGGACGTAAAATCACCCGCGACAAAGACCCCAGTATATAATTTGAAGAAAAAAATACTCGCAACCTATAGCCCCCCTATACACATTAAAGAGGTTTTTTAATCCGAGCATACAAGATGCTGTGTCAAGCAAACTTTTTAAAAAGCTTTTCTTGACGGATGCTTCCGCTTGCGTATTTTGGACGATACCACAAAGCGAAACCAGAACACGGAGCAAACCAAATGAGTTTTGAAGCTATGGCTTGGGCGGCAAAAGCAGATTGCCGCTCCAGCCTCAATAAGCTTGTCCTAATGATGCTTGCAAATTATGCGGATGAGGACCACACCGCCTACCCATCATATCGAAAGCTAGCAGAGCTTTGCCTTTGCAATGAGCGCACGGTGATGCGGGGCATTAAATCCCTTGAGGCTTTGGACCTAATCAGGACGAGCGCGAGATTTTCCAAGAGCGGAAAGCAAACCAGTAACAATTTTCATCTATTGGTTAGGGGTGACATATCCGACAGGGTGAGGGTGACAAATAATGCACCCAATACTATCAGAGATATACAAGTTAAACCTATCAATAATAAGGGTGACAAAAAGAACGCCCCATATCCACAAGATTTCGAGCAATGGTGGAAGGCTTACCCGCGCAGTGATGGATCAAAGAAGAAAGCCTTTGACCTATGGAAATCGGCGGTTAAAAAAATAAACAGAGAAGAGCTTTTGCACCTTACGGTACGGTTTGCAAATGCTGTCAAGGGAAGTAAGTTTATCCCACACGCTACGACATGGCTAAATCAGGATCGTTGGGAGACTGTTGGAGCTATGAACACACACACCACACGAAGCAATAGAAACCAGTTAGCAGGATAATCAAATGCAAGAATTAACGGAGCGCGGGATTGCGCTTAAGAATTTCGCCGCTGGCGATCATAAATCTACTTGTCCCGAGTGTAGCCACACGAGGCGAAACAAAACGGATCAGTGCCTATCAATCACTATTGAACCTGACGGTGGAGCCGTTTGGAAGTGTCACCACTGCGAGTGGTCGGGCGGCATAGCGGGTAGGAGCTACAGGAGCGATCAGGAGGGCTATTCCGCAATCAAGGTTAAAGCACCCGAGAAAAGGCCTACACCCGTCCCACCGCTTCCCAAAACGTCCCTGCTAGAGCAGCACTATGAGTGGTTTGCCAAGCGCGGGATAAGCCGCGAAACGGTGGACGATTTTGGGATCATTAGAACGCAGAAGTTTTTCGGGAATGGGGAGCAGGGGTGCATTGGCTTTCCATATTTTGAAAACGGCGAAGTGGTCAACGTTAAGTATCGAACCAGCACCAAGGACTTTAGACAGGAAAAAAATGCAAAGAAAACGCTATTCAATATCGACAGGCTACGAGAAGAAAAAACAATCATTTTCGTTGAGGGTGAAATGGATGTTATCGCCTGTTATGAAGCGGGTTTCAAGAATGCGGTTTCGTTGCCAGATGGAGCGCCTAAAGAAGCAAAGTTTGAAGAGGGAGACAAAAGGTTTTCCGCGATTTCAAACTGCGCAGATGCGCTTGAAGGAAAAGAGCAAGTAATAATCGCGGTTGATAATGACGAGGCGGGTAACGCCTTGAAGCTTGAGCTCGCCCATAGGTTTGGCAAGGATCGCTGTTCAGTTGTTTCTTGGCCTAGCTATAACGGCAAGCAGTTGAAAGATGCCAATGAGGTTCTTCTAGCTTTCGGTCACGACATCCTGATTGATTGCATAAACGCGGCGGAGCCTTTCCCCGTCGAGGGCGTTTATTCAGTCAGGGACTACCGCCGCGAGGTGTTCGACATATACACGGGCAACATTCAAAAGCCTGTTGATACGGGTTTCCCAAACCTAGACGAGTTTTATCAGGTCATGTCGGGGACTTTCGCTCTAGTCACGGGGATACCTAATCACGGTAAATCAAATTTTCTTGATCACATGGCGGTCAATCTTATGAAACGGCATGACTGGAAGTTTGCGGTTTTTTCACCAGAGCATTCAACGCCAAACCATATTCGCCGACTGGCAGAGAAGATCATTGAGAAGCCTTTTGATGTTGGCCCCAATATCCGAATGTCGAAAGATGAACTAGGCAGGGCTATGGACGCCTTGGACCAGTATTTCTTTTTCATGGAGAGCGAGGACGAAATCCCTTCCATTGATTGGCTGCTAGCAAAATGCAAAAGCGCGGTCCTGAGGTTTGGTTGTCGAGGAATAATCATTGACCCGTACAACGAGATCGACGCCACGCGTAGCGGAGCGAAGAGAGAGGACGAGCATATCCGAGATCTAATCAGTAAGTGTAAATCGTTTTGCAGATCCCACAATGTTGCAATGTGGATGGTTGCCCACCCTGCTAAGATGCGGCGGGATGAAACAGGAGCCTATCCGCCGCCCAGCTTGTATGATGTTAGCGGCTCGGCCCACTGGAATAATATGGCGGATGTTGGTCTGGTTGTGCATCGTGACTTTGAGGAGGGTCAGACAAGAGTGATCACCCGCAAGATCCGAGAGCAGGGGCTTTATGGTTCGATAGGCGAAGCTTTCTTTTCCTATAACCTATCAAAGCACATTTACGAGCCTGTTGCAGAAACGCCATTGCATTCCGAAAGCTATCAAAATCACTGGACGCAAGACTAGGCGCAGGGTATAGAGGGTTAGCTTACTAGGTTCTCTGGTTTGCTTCGTGGTGTTGGGGATGGGTTACGGCCTGTCCCCTTTCCTTTTGGACCCGTTGGACCCGTTGGACCTTTTCCTTTTGGACCCGTTGGACCCGTTGGACCCGTTGGACCTTTTGCAGTTATTTTATTTATTGACTGATGTGGGTCTTATCTGCCAGTATGATTTTTGACACACTGGGGGTGCTGTCGTTACGGGTTGAAATTGTGTTTTGGTCATTAAAGCCTCGCGGGTACACACGCGGGGCTTTTACCATTCTGCAACAGGCAAAAAAAATCCCCGCGACTGCGCGGGGAGTAGGTGAGGCGGATATGAAGTACCCGAAATTTATGTTACCTTAGCACGGAGCTTCTGGCAAGGCTGGGGGCGCGGTATCGTTTCGGGGTATATCCAACCGTCCTAACCTTTAAGCTCTCCTTAAGCGCCCTCTCAAGGTCGCTGTGATCTAATCCGCAATCGGTGTAACCTTCATAGATCCCGTCATAGTAAAACTTGGAAGGTCTGCCTATGTCGTGGCCGTTCATAACATAGGCCATGATCCAGTCCCCCGTTTCCTTGCCGTCCTTAATGATCTTCCAGTATTGCTTTCTGTATAGGCGGGGATAGCCCTCATAAATGTCTAGCGATTTCTCGCAAGCCTCTGTTATGTTCCATAGCATCACTTGGACCTGATCCCCCTTTGATGGGATGATGTCGGCCACGCCCTTAAACACTAGCTTATAGTCTGGTAGGACCATTGCCTTGTGTATGGTTGCGGCGGGGCAACGGTAGGACATCTGATCCTTGTTGAGGTTCGAGCCATAGGCGGCATAGTAAATGTTCATCTCTGATTTCCTTTCGTGGTGGTGATGGTGGTGGTGAGCGGGGCTTACGCCGCCGCCCGTTGTGAAGTTGTCGATAGGCTAGTCACCCGCGCCGCGACATATGCCGCGACCTCGGGGCGAATGCCGCGCATCCAAGTGTCTGATGCGTTGCCCGTTAAGCTTTCCACTAATTGTGAAAACTCGGTGGTAAATGTTGGACCCGCTTGGCGAGTGCGCCGTGCCGCCGTTGGATGGCAAGCGCCTTGAGCATAGAAGCGGAACATATCTTGACCTGATACGGTCAAGACCAATTCGCCACTAGCGTTATAGATTTTCCAATTACGGCCTGACGGCTTGCATTCGAAACCGTTATTCTCAAAGATTTCGCGGATTTCGGCAAACGCGCGAGCGGAGCCTTGGCGACGATAATCGACGATGTTGGCGGCTGATCCGTTAGAGGTGGCGGCGATTTGTGACGCATCGCAAAAATCGGACATAAGCAAAACCCAATTTTTGATTTTCTCAAAATCGGTGGTTCCGCTATGTTGGCGAAACTCAATAGAGCCGTAGCGAGACAATGGCACAAGGTTTACCTTGCGGTAACGATTGCCGCCGCCACAACGCGACATCTCACGGAGCGAACCCGTGTGACCCGCAACGTCACGGAGAAAGGACGTTTCGCGGCTGATGTTGGCGCACCAGTTCGAGTTGCGGCGGCTGCGAGGCATCATGCTATCGAAACCATCTTCGAATGTAGCATAACGCTTTACGATATTTTTGATCTGGCGAGTAGTACAATTTGACCATGATAGGTGCAAATGCAATCCACACTTGATATTGATTTTAACGTCTGGGTGAGCGTTAAGAGCGGCACAAATTTTGAACAATTCGTCAAGACCTGATTGACCTTGAAGAACGGGAGAAACAATCTCGCCACCAATCGCGTTTACATCGCGGTAGCTAATGCGTTCACTTACCGAGCTATCGGTAACGATCTTCCAATAAGAGCGAGTATTGTGGTTGTAACCTTCACGAGCAACAACGATGCCCGTTCCTTGCAATTCGCGTTGCATAGTGGTTTCGACTTGATCAAGCCACGCACCCGCGAACTCGATTTCTACTCCAAACTTTTTATTTTCAAATCCAAACATGATCGTTTCTCCGTTGTTTGAGAGCGCCAACCCTCGTTTCCATATACCCAATATGGGGTATCTGTTGACAAACGTCAACCCCCTACAGGAAAAAAAATAGCGTTTTGACAAAAAAAATTTATTCGGCTAGTTTAAAACTATCCCGATTTGGGGCTAAGAGGTGGAAATATGAAAGAAAATTGGCCAGCTAAAGAGATCGTGCAGCGCAATGTTGCAGAGCTTATTCCTTACGACAGGAACCCAAAGGATCACCCAGAGAGCCAAGTTGAGCAGATAGCCAACAGCATCCGTCAGTGGGGTTGGACAATGCCGATCTTGATAGATGAGGGGGGCAACGTCATTGCGGGACACGGGCGCTTGTATGCGGCGCAGAGCCTCGAAATTGAGGAAGTGCCTTGCCTTATCGCGGAAGGGTGGAGCGATGAGCAACGCCGCGCTTATGTGATTGCAGACAACAAAATTGCAGAAAATGGAAACTGGAATCTATCCACATATTTTGAGGAATTGCAGGGCTTAGAGGGTACTGGATTTGATCTTAGCTTGATGGGGATAGATGGGGATTTGTCTTTCGCAACCTATCAGCCAAACCTTGAGCCAGTCCTAAAGGCAAATGATGTTTCTGGTACAGACATTGAAAGAGCGGCGGACCGTCAAATGGGGCAGATAGAGAGCTTAGTCAGGAATCAGAGCGACAATGCCCAAGAGGTAATTTGCCCTCACTGCTCGCAGACGTTTTCGATATGAGGATTATTATTAGGGCAGTCGAAGAGCGCGGAGAGTTTATCGACTATCTTAAAAAATATCTTCCAGAAGCAGAGTGGTGCTTTGATGAGCAGAGAGATGCTATGCACACCTTTATCAAAGGCATGAGAATGGCGGGAGATGACCCCTGCATTCATATGGAAGATGACATAATTCTTACAAAAAACTTCACGCAAAAGGCTCTGGCAGTCATAACGCAAAAACCTTTCAATCTTATTCAGTTCTTTTCCATGAGGAAAAAGGATCTAACAGAAGGATCTCGATGGGATAATAAGTTTATGATGAACCAGTGCCATTATAACCCGCCAAGATATTCGAACTTAATAGCCGATTTCTGGGAGCGTTGGCCTAAGAGGATAGCAGACCCGACTGGCTACGATCTTATGATGCAAGAGTTTCTAAGGGAGCGAAAAGAAAAGTACTGGATACATACCCCTTCCTTGGTAGATCACAGGGTAGCAAAAAGCATGATTGATCCTCGGCGGTCATCTAAGCGGCAGTCATTAACTTTTGAGGATGCAGTATGAAATATCTAGTTACTGGTGGGTGCGGATATATCGGGGCTTGTATTGCCGCCGCTCTTCTTAATGACAGGCATTCGGTTGATATATTGGACTGGATGAGCAACGGATCAAACGAAACAAACTATACTCTGACCAGATTGGGCGCTCGCATTTTTACGATGGATTTTAATGATGTTCAGATTCAGGATATATTCGAAGAAAATAGATATGACGCCGTTATACACTGCGCAGCATTTATAGAAGTTGAGCAAAGCATTAGCGAAGCCCCTGACTATTATTACAACAATGCCGTCAAAACCGCTGCATTCGCGGATATATGCTCTGAGTATGGCGTCAAGCATTTTATATTTTCCTCTACTGCCGCAGTCTACGATCCTCAACCAGACCTATTAAACGAGGCGGATATTTGCAGACCTCAAAACCCTTACGGGTTGAGCAAGTATATGGCGGAGCAAGCTTTAGAGCTTAACTCAAGGAGTGAGCCGCACAATGGAATGAAAACAATCTGTTTTAGATATTTTAATGTTGCGGGTGCTGATGTTGATAATTTTATCGGAGAGGATAGGAAGCACGAAACCCACCTAATACCGCTTGCGCTTAAAGCTAAGAGAGCAGGGCGTAACGTGTGGATATTTGGGAAGGATTACCCAACTAGTGACGGAACCTGCATCAGGGACTTTGTGGATGTTCGAGATATAGTCGACGCTCATATGTTAGCCTTGAGGTATAACAAAAAGAACTTCGACGTTTTTAACCTTGGGTCTGGTCGAGGCTACACTGTTTTTGATGTTGTGAAGGCTTGCAAGACAGACTTTAAATTTTCGGAGCGTAGGAGCGGAGATCCCGCGTTTTTAGTCGCTGATATATCTAAAGCAAAAAAAGTTTTGAAATGGGAGCCAAGGCGGACCCTTTTAGATATGGTCAATAGTGCAGAAGAATTTATGGAGCTTAAAGATGGATGTTAAATGGGATATTAAACTAAGACCAGATCAACGCAGAAATCCAGTTATGTTTACAAAGCATTTGGAGATAGGCGAAGAGATTCACTACCCGACCAGTGAAGAACTGCGGGCAGTCATGGGTATCAAAGAGGGCCATAAAGGCAAGCGATTGCAGACTTGGGGTAGGGCGAAGGATGCAAAAGGTAAGACTGTTGTAGAGCATGACCCGCACTGGCTTGCCGTCAAGAACGGAACGCCACTGCATGTTGATCCTAGATACCCCAGATATTCGCATCAGTTAAAGATTAGGGTAGATCCGCCCACTTATGTCCACGGCATAGATAAGAGCCAGCTTATTCTAAAGCGCGGTACGTTCTACATTCTAGACACACACTCGCCTCACCAAGTGGTTACTGGTAGCGGCGAGCTTTGGAACGTGACGGCTTCAATTGACAGCCACAGCCTTTTAAATCCCAATCAGGCCGTCGAGGTATTGATGAACTACTGCTTGAATACAGACTTTATGACGGGAAATCCTAAGTGAAAAAGATCTATCTGCCAGAAGATGTTTACGAAGCGGCGCTCAATCGGATGCGGTGGCTGTTCGATGAATTTAAGAACGTGGTCATTTCATCGTCTGGCGGTAAGGATAGCACGATCATAATGCAGCTTGCGCTTAAGGTAGCAGAAGAGAAAAACCGACTGCCGATTAAGATGGTGTTCTTGGATCAAGAGGCGGAATGGCAAAGCACTATTGATTATCTTCGTAAGGCTATGGCGGACCCACGCATTGAGCCTGTTTGGATACAGTGCCCCTTTAAGCTCTTTAACACTACGTCAATCAAGGAGCCTTGGCTGATGTGTTGGAAAGAGGGCGATAAGTGGATGAGGGAGAAGGAGCCTTATGCGATAAAGGACAATGTATTCGGCACAGACCGATTCAGAGACGTTTTTACGCACGTTCTAGATTACTTGCACCCCAACGAACCCGCCTGTTTTCTCGCGGGTGTACGGGCAGAAGAAAGCCCCAGACGCGCTATCGCTATGACGGCAGATCTAACCTACAAGCACATAACCTACGGCAAGCAGCTAAACAAAAAGAAAGACCACTATACGTTCTATCCGATCTATGACTGGTCGCTATCGGATGTTTGGAGGGCCATAAGCGGCCATAAGTGGACATATAACACCCTTTACGACAAGCTTTATAGATTTGGCATAGCGCCAAAGGACATGAGGGTTTCCAACCTACACCATGAAACGGCGGTTCATAACCTGTTTTTCTTGCATGAGATCGAACCAGAGACATGGGACAAGCTCACAAACAGGCTCGCGGGCATTCATACAACCAAGCATATCAAGAAAGAGGAGATGATGAACGTAGCTTCTCTGCCTTATATGTTCCGAGACTGGCCCGAATATAGAGATTACCTAACAGACAAGCTTATAAGCATTGAGCACAACAGGCTAAAGTTTCACCGCAAGTGGCATAGGATGGCTATGCTGTACGACGAAATAGCCAAGCCCGAAGAGATGTATAAAAAGCAGATCAAAGCAATCTTACAGAACGATTGGGAATATGAGCAGTTAAAGAATTGGGAAGAAAGCCCACCTGTCATTGCATACCGAAAGTGGAAAAAGGGAACGCTCTGGATTGATGATCCGAAAGACCCAAATCTCAAGCTAATCAAGGATAAATACAAATGAACGTAAAGGCGGATACAACGGACGTAATGGAAAGGCTAAAGCATTCCATCGTTGAAGATTTGCGACTGTTTGACGATCAAGACAGGATTGACTTTCTCAATGAGCTTAAGATCTTCCTGCATGAGATAAGCCCGTTAGCGGCGCAGCCCGTTGATCTAGTAGAATGGGTGGACGTTGATAAGGTGGAAGCCAACAACTACAACCCGAACTCTGTTGCCTCTAAAGAGATGGAGCTGCTACACACTTCGATCAAACACGATGGATACACGCAGCCCGTTGTGACGATCCACGATCAGGAAAACGACAAATATATAATCATAGACGGTTTCCATAGATATTTTACTTGCAAGAATGCGGCGGACATAAGGGCGGCTAATATGGGGCGCTTGCCCGTGGTCGTATTGCAGAAAGACATGAACGAGAGAATGGCCGCAACGGTTCGACATAATAGGGCTAGGGGATCACACTCTGTAAATGGCATGTCAAATATGGTATTTAAGATGTTAGACAACGGCTGGTTGGATCAAGACATCTGCAATCATCTAGGTATGGCGGCGGATGAACTGCTAAGATTAAAGCACGTTACAGGGTTCTCTAAGCTTTTCGAGGATGCCGAATATAGTAAGTCTTGGGTAACACGCAATCAGGTGATGCTCAAAAAAAAGTACGAGGATGAACTGAAAGAAACTGATAGAGATTGATAGCGAAATGCCTAAGAAAATCACACCAGAGCTTGAAGTAAAGATGCGCGATGAGTTTGTCTTTGGTTATGTGGACGAAGGCGGGGAGCGCCGTTATCCAACTATCGAAGCACTGCAACGCCGTCATGACGTTGCGATTGCCACACTAAGGCGAAAGGCCGACAAGGGAAGCTGGCAGAAAGAAAAGAACCGCCGTCAAACGGAGATAATGCAAAAGCTCGACGCAGAGCGGCTAAATCGGCTTGTAGAGAGCGGAAAGCGTTTAGATGATACCGCGTTGCAACTTGCACAGGCCATGCTCTCCAAGGTCGGGCAAACGCTACAGGACGCATTTAGCGAACAGGTAAACTTTGAGCTAAGAACGGATGAGCTTAGAGAGCTTTCTGTTATTACGATAAACGCGCAAAAGGTTGGAAAGCTTGCGTTAGGTCAGGCCCAAGAGATAAGCAAGGTAAGTGCAGATGTTAGCAACCCCGAAGCCTTCCGAGAAGTTATGGAGCAACTTGACGAACTTGCCACGGCAAGGTCATCACGCTACAGGCATACTATACAATGAGTGGTTAAAGACGGCGCGAGATAGCCAATATACCCCGCCAAAAGAGATTTATGGGGACTGGCAAGTCTGGCTTATTCTTGCGGGGCGCGGATGGGGAAAGACGCGCACGGGGGCAATGGACGTTATATTCTACGCCTTAAGGAACCCAGAGGTTCAGGTTGCGGTTGTCACCCCTACCTTTGGAGATATTCGAAGGACTGCATTCGGCGGCGTTTCTGGTATCCTTAAATTCCTACCCCGTGAATGTTTAATGGGCGGCACTGGTCGAGGCTATAACGCCACCGCGTCAGAGATAAATCTATACAATGGCTCTAAGATCATGGGGTTCTCTGCAACGGAGCCTGATAGATTGCGCGGCCCGCAATTCCACCGCGCTTGGTGCGATGAGATAGCTGCATGGCAGTACCCCGATACCTTTGACCAGCTGATGTTTGGCTTGCGGCTAGGGGAAAATCCGCAGTGCGTTATTACAACAACGCCAAAGCCTACGCCGATCATTAGGGGATTGATCAAGCGCAAGGGCGGGGTAGTAGTTACTCGGGGCAGTACATTTGAGAACGCAGAAAACCTAGCGCCCGCCGCTATCGCTCAGTTAAAAGAGAAGTACGAGGGGACAAGACTAGGGCGTCAGGAGCTTTATGCAGAGGTGCTTGATGATCTAGAGGGGGCGTTGTGGACCTATTCAATGCTAGAGGGGACCAAGTGCAGCTTAGAGGAGCAGCCGCAATATGTAAGAACCGTTGTGGCGATTGATCCCGCTGTTACCAGTCATTCTGAAAGCGACGAAACAGGTATAATCGTGGCGAGCCTTGGAGAGGATGGGCATTATTATGTAAGGTCGGACGCGACAATGCGGGGAAGTCCTGACGCTTGGGCGAGAAAAGCTTGCGCTCTTTTGGACGAATACGAGGGAGACAGGATCATTGCAGAGGTAAACAATGGTGGCGATCTAGTCGAAAAAGTGATAAGAACTATTGATAGGTCTGCACCATATACTGCGGTGAGGGCTTCGCGTGGTAAGATAGTTAGGGCGGAGCCTATAGCGGCCTTATATGAACAGGGTAAAGTAAAGCACGTTGGAAAATTGAAAGAGCTTGAGGAACAGATGACAAGTTACACTCCCACTACTGGCAAGTCACCTGACCGATTGGACGCCCTTGTTTGGGCGCTTACGGAACTCTCAAGATCATCTGGTCAAGCAGTTTGGAGAGTAAGCTAATGGCAACACTAAGACAGAGGTTTGCGGCGTTCTTGTCCCCAAGCGTTTCGACAAAGGAAGCACCACAGGTCCACATAAGTGGTCCAACATATAGCCAAGGCAAGCGCGACAACTTCAAGAGCTTTGCAAAAGAGGGCTATAAAGAAAACGCTATTGTTTTTCGTTGCGTCAATGAAATTGCAAACGGGGCGGCGTCTATCCCATTCTGCGTATATCAGGGGGACATAAAGCTAGATGCACATCCCCTTATATCTTTGCTTGAAAGGCCAAACCCATTACAGGCGGGGGTGGAATACTTCCAAAGCCTCTATAGCTATTTGTTATTGTCTGGTAATAGCTACGCTCTAACGTCTAATATTAGTGGGGTTCCTAATGAGCTTTACATATTGCGGCCTGATAGAATTGAAATAGAGCCAAGCGAAACCGCTATCCCTAAATCCTATAAATACAAGATAAACAACCAAGTCGTTAGAACATATCCTGCCGATCCAGTTAGTGGTGCGGCAGAGGTGAAACACTTTAAATTGTGGAACCCCTTGGACGATTACATGGGTTTATCGCCACTAACTGCCGCAGCTATGGATGTAGATCAGCACAACATGATTGCCAAGCACAATATTGCGCTTCTGGCTAACGGAGCGCGTCCCTCTGGGGCGATAGTGTTTAAACCCGCCGACGATGCGGGAATGCGAACAATGCTATCAGACGGGCAGAGAGAGCAGCTATCAAGCGATCTTAATAGTCGTTTCCAAGGCGTGAACAATGCGGGCAAGCCTATGCTACTTGAGGGTGATTTCTCATGGCAAGAAATGGGAATGTCCCCGCGAGATATGGATTTTAATAGCCAAGCCAACATGACTGCAAAGGATATTGCGCTTTGCTTTGGCGTTCCGTCTCAGCTTATCGGCATTCCAGACGCGCAGACTTATGCAAACGTCCAAGAGGCGCGGCTTGCTCTGTACGAGGAAACAATTATCCCTCTAGCAAAGCGGATCGAAAGTGATCTAAACGAATGGATAGCGCCGTCATTTGGGGATGACATAAGGATTTCATACGACATCGATAGCATCCCTGCGATGACAGAGCGGAGGAGAAGAATTTATGAGAATGTTACATCAGCGGTTAGGGACGGCATTATTAGCCGCAATGAGGCGCGTGAAAGGTTGGGTCTTGAACCCATTTCGGGCGGCGACGAAGTATTTATCGCGGCAAACCTCTTCCCTCTCGGCGGGCCTGATGTGGCTCAAGACGAAGGCCAAGATCCAGACGAAGCAGGAAAAGACGCCTACGGTGATTTTGAAGGCAAGTCAAAGGTCGGAACCGACACCTACACCACAAGAGAGGAAGCCAGCGCCCGCGCCCAAGAAATAGGCTGCACGGGAACCCATCAGCATAACGTGGACGGAAGCGTTGTCTTTATGCCCTGCGATACGCACGGGGAATATGAGGACAGATTGAAGGCGTATGATGATGATGAGGCAGATAGATACGTCAAGCCTAGAGATATGCGATCCCGAAGAAATCGCAAAGAAGATGAGCAGCCACCAAGCAGAGAGATATTAGAAATAATGGCGGATGCTTTGGGCATAAAGGTCAACGATATGGTCAGAGATGATTTTGAAATTGACGGCAAAGCCGAGAGCGATGTCAACACAATACCGACTGATGCGATGGCGCGGAATGCACAAAGGGCGCTAGATCTTCGCAAGGATAATAACAACCGAGGCATGACCCGCGTGGGGGTCGCTAGGGCTAATCAGCTTATCAACAAGGAAAGGCTATCACCCGACACGGTGCGCCGTATGAAAAGCTTTTTTGCCCGCCATGAGGTAGACAAGCGGGCGCAAGGTTTCCGCCGTGGTGAGGAAGGATGGCCTAGCGCGGGCTTAATCGCATGGCTAGGCTGGGGTGGTGACGAAGGCCAGTCATGGGCAAACCGAAAAACGAAAGAGCTTGATAAGGAGCGCGACAAGTCTGATTCTGTCGTGATGTTCCAATCTGGTCAGTGGGCTACAACCGAGGACAAAGCCCCTATATCTGAGGCGGTCAAGAAGGGTCTAGCCGAGAAGGTCAAGGAGCATAACGAGAAGCACGGCGACAAGAAGGGCAAGAAGGTTACGCAGAGAATGCTTGAGGCTGTATTCCGTCGAGGCGTTGGGGCGTATAATACAAACCCACAATCCGTAAGGCCAAGCGTCAATAGTCCCGATCAGTGGGCATATGCTAGAGTAAATGCGTTCTTACGGGCTGTTCGTACAGGTAGATTTAAGAGTGGCAAGTTCGACACTGACCTTCTGCCCGAGGGCCACCCACTTAAAGCAAAGAAATCTTCTGATATAGCGGCTGAGTAGTGTGCCTCTTCCCGTATTTATCAAGGCTGCAAATCGAAGCCGCATATCTATTCAGAAGGAAGTACGCGAGGTAAACCGTGTTATTCTGCGCTTTGAGCGCGGGATGGCGCAAAAGCTCAACACTTTATTTGCCAAAACGGGTCGTAGAGCCGCACAGGCGTTCACTGAGGGCGCAAACCCTCTAGTGGCGATTGGTGATCTAGGAGATGAGCTTAACGCCGTTTTCTCGCAGCAATATCGAACCGTGATAGATACCTTTGCCAATCGGGTTTTTGACAATCGACCGCAGAAGCAAGACAGAAGCTTTTACGAGTTGTTTGATCTCTATATGCGGCGGCACGGGACGCGAATGGTCACGGCGGTAGAAGAGACAACGAGGTTTCACATTCGGAAGGCGATTCAGACGGCGCAAGAGGACGGGCTTAGCGTTGATGAGACTGCAAAGTTTATAAGAGATAGAACGTCTGGCGCGATTGGTCGGGCAAGATCAGCCACGATTGCGAGGACGGAAACCCACGCCGCCGCTAGTTATGCAACGGATGAGGCCACAAGGCAGCTAAACCTACCCAACCAAAAGAAGCGCTGGGTTAGCGTGGGGGATGGACGCACAAGGCCGAGCCATGCAGCCGCCAATGGTCAAGAGGTTTTGGTTGATGAGCCTTTCATCATTCGAGACAAGGGCGTTGAGATACAGATGTCATACCCTCACGATGGTAGTGGGGGCGCTTCTAACAACGTCAACTGTCGCTGTATTGCGGTTTACTTCACGGATGACGATGAACTGTTCGATGACTTGAAGCCGTCTGTCGCGCCAGTAGAGGGCGGAGCGGTCGTTGATGATCCAAAGCCTAGCGTTGAAAAATTCTTTAGGCCACGAGACAAAGCGATCAATTCTGCCAGTCTTGTTATTCCGCGAAGAATGGACGCGCTCAAGGAAATGCAGAACGATGTAGAGATAGCAAATAAAGATAATATCTACAGAGATAATGATGATGGGCCGTTTGTCGGATACTGGCAGAGCAGAAATGAGAAGGACAATGGCAGAGTTTCTTTAAGCGGGTTTGAAAAGACTAGTGTTGCTTATGTAAATCAAGGGAGCAAAGAGCTTGACGCTATGGCGGACTGGCTAGGTCTGTCTAGGATAAGGGGGTATAAGACCGTAGGAAGAAGCACGGCTAACGGCAACCAAGGCGGCGGCGTAATGGCCCTTAATAAGAAGGCTATTAATGGATACGCCTCTCTGTCTAGCTCAGACTTTAAAACCGTACCTGAAATCCTAGAAGCGCAAGACAATCAGAGAGCGGTTTATAAGGCAGCAAGAAACAAGTTTTATCAATACAAAGAGAGAAGGGACGCGCCTGACTATGACCCTGACGTTGAGGACGAATTGTTTAGGGATTTAATTAGAGAGCAGAAAAAGTTTAACGCACTGGTAGAAGAATATTCCCTATCTAAGGAGATAATAAGTAGGGGCGGCGGCGTTACAACTTATCAAAGGGGCGATGATTTTAGTGAAGCGCCGTGGTCAACGAAAGAGTATTTCCCTGATGGATTAGATAAAACAAGGGTTTTGATGTATCATGAATTTGCTCACCATGTTCATCAGACCTATAAGCTCACTGACTATTATAGGGTTGGGCAGTCTCCGTTAGAGAAAAGGCTAGACAGCTTCTTTCGGAAGAACTCAAAAAACAATCTGGAATCCTACGCGCCTAGTCGGTACGCAATGACAAACTATAGAGAATACTTTGCAGAGAGCTATGCAATGTATATGATGGACAAGGCGGAAGATTTGCATCCTGAGATTATTGAAATCATTGAGGACATTCTGCAAGAGAGGGGGAAGTAATGGCTAAGAAGTTAGACAGAGTTAGAGAGCTACTTAACACAAGCACAAAGCTTTCTGATAACGATCAAGAAGAGCTTTTTGATTTGATTGTTGATATAGATGTAGACGATGCGGCTGCTGCTCTGGCATCGGTTGGACAACTTTATGTTGAGGGATTGGTAGACAGGGAAATATAAAGGCCGCTAAAAAGCGGCCCTCTAAGTTTCAATCCTCTACGCGGCGAATGCGGAAAATGTAATTTTTGTCTCCCATATAAAACCTTTTAAATCTAAGCGCCTCTCTAAGAGTTTCGTGTGTTGACCAAATATCCCCTTCCATTGGATCTCTTCCGTTTAAGCGAATAACCGCCTTTTCTTGAGATGTTAGGTTTAAGTTTACTTTTCTAAGCTGATACATCTTTCTCCCCTTATCCCGCTTGGTAAGCTCTATATGCGGCGCGTTTCTCCGCGAGCATTTCGCGCAATGCGTCGAGACATTTTGTTTTGGTTTCGTCATCGAAGCGCATAAAGTTAAGCTGAAGGTTCTTGGCGGGAAGCTCACCGTAGACTTTTTTGTAAAGGTCTTGAAGCTGTGTGACGTTAGGGCGAAATTTCATTTGGTTCTCTCCGTTGGTGTGTTTCTTTATATCCCCAATATGGGGCATACGTTGACGCTTGTCAACACCTAAATTAGAAAAAAATCAACTATTTTAAAATTTCTTTGCGTATGTTAGATTGTCTGCAGTTTAATTAGAGCAATACTATGCCGCTATTGCGGAGCCAGAAGGAAGTAGCATGAGCGATGATTTAGAGTTTAAGGACGAAACCCTAGACGTACAGTTCGACATTAAGGCGCTAGACGATAGCGAAGAAAAAGGCGAGTTCAGCGGGTACGGGTCAATCTTTGGCAACAAGGATCTGGGTAATGATGTTGTGGTCGAGGGCGCTTTTGCTAAATCCATCGGCAAAAAAGGCGCGAAGGCAGTCAAAATGCTGTATCAGCATAGAGCGGACGAGCCTATCGGAGTGTTTGACGAAATCATAGAGGACCGCCGAGGCTTAAAGGTTAAGGGGCGGCTTGCTATGGGGACGCAGCGAGGCCGTGAGGTTTACGAACTAATGAAGATGGGGGCCATAGATGGCCTCTCTATCGGTTATAGGGTCGAGCCAAAAGGTTACGACTACGACGATAAGGGCAAGCGCAGATATTTAAAGTCTGTTGACCTTATGGAGATTTCTGCCGTGACTTTTCCAATGAACCCTAAAGCTAGGGTTTCAGCGGTTAAGACGGAGAAAACCGTCCGTGAATGGGAAGAGGTACTGCGGGACGCAGCGGACCTTTCCAGAAGCGAGGCGAAAGTCGCGGCGTCTGCCGTGGCAAAGGCACTGGAACAGCGGGATGCTGGAACTCAGGAAATGCCTTCTGAACTGGTGAGCGAGTTAGATCGTCTTACCAATATCCTAAAATCCTAAACTACAGAAAGGGCATCTCATGGAAACGAGTGAGATCAAAACTTATCTGGAAGGGCTGAACGGTGCTTTAGAAGAATTTAAAGCTACCAATGATAAGCGTCTTTCAGAGGTTGAAAAAAAGGGCGAAGCAGACCCGCTAGTGGAAAGCAAGCTCGCAAAAATCGAGGCGGACTTAGACCGCTATGAAAACGTGAATCAGAAGCTTGTGCTGCAAGAAAAAGCCGCAGAAGGTTTTGCCGAAAAACTTGATAGCATCGAAACAATGCTTAAACGTCCAAGCGCGGGCGTCGAAGGCAAGCAGATCGACTTTGCTATGAAGGCATGGGACACATTCATGCGTAAAGGCAATGAAGGTCTAGACGCGGAAGAAACCAAGGCGTTGACAGTAGGGACCGCAGCAACGGCGGGTAACTTGGCACCAGAAGAATATGTGGCCGAGATTATCAAGATCGTTACCGAGATCTCTCCTGTTCGTGCGGTTGCGCGTATTCGTCAAACAACCTCAAAAGAGATTGAGATCCCACAGAAAACCGCAAACTTTGCGGCAGCGTGGACGGCGGAAACAGGCACCCGCTCCGAAACCACTGGCTATACAACAGCTTTGAAAACCATCGCTACTCACGAGCAGTATGCAATGGTGGACATTTCTAGCCAGCTACTTGAGGATTCAGCTTTCGACATGGAAGCCGAGATGAATCAGGAATTTGCAGAGCAATTTGCAAAGGGTGAAGGAAATGCGTTTATCGTTGGTAATGGCACAAACAAGCCAGTCGGTATCACTCATGGTAACGTTGTTGCTCACACCGCTACTGGTGCGGCATCGGCGGCTATCACTACTGATAACTTGATGGACTTGGTACACGGCTTGAAATCAGAGTATGCGGCTAACGCTACAATGATGTTCAATCGTGCGACTTTGGGCATTATCCGTAAGTTAAAGGATACCGCTGGACAGTATATCTTCCAGACGGGCTTCTCTGGTCAGTCGGGTGCGCCTAACACAATCATCGGCATTCCATATGTGGAAGCCCCTGATGTAGCGGACGCGGCCTCTGGCGCTAAGTCTGTTCTCATCGGTGACTTCCGCCGTGGGTATATGATCGTTGATCGTGTGGCTTTGTCAGTCTTGCGTGACCCATATAGCCAAGCCTCAACAGGCTTAGTGCGCTATCTGGCTCGCAAACGTGTCGGCGGCGAGGTTGTTCTGGCGGAAGCTATGCGCGTTCTGAAACACGCAACTTCGTAAGAATAACGGGGGAGGGGGGTTTGATCCACTTTCCTCCCTCTCTCAATAAGGTGGATAAATGAAACAGGTTGTAATGATACACAGTGTGGTTGGTGAGGATAATGCTAACGGCACGAGTGCAAGAAAATACATGGCTGGCGAGGTTCTTTCCTTAGATAAGCCGTGGCAAAAAAAGCTCGCGCAAAATATGATTGATCGCGGCGCGGCAATGGAAACTCAAGGCAATGCGGCGGTAGAAGAAACAAAGGCTGCACCTAAAAAACGGGGCAGACCGCGCAAAGAAACATAGGTTGCGGATATGCCCAGAACAGTAAATAGCACAGTTCTAACGGCTCTATTGCAGGATGAGGTAAGCCTTTTCTATGCGGTGGAGCTTGATTTTTATAACGGCGCAACAAACCAGTCATACATAGTTAGGTACTGGACTGGCGTAGGCGATAAGACCCTTAACTCAAATACATATATTGGGACGGGAAACCTGCTATCAGTCTCGGGTCTTGAAGAGGTTTCGGATCTTAAGGCTACGGGAATAAGCTTAACTCTTATGGGCGTTCCCTCTGCTCTTGTGACGGCGGCTCTTGATTATGAATATCACGGCAGAGAGGCAACGGTTTACTTTGGGATTAAGGGAAACTCAAATCTAACTCAGATATTCGCGGGATATATGGATCAGCTATCCATTAAGGATAACACCGATAGCTCAACCATAGAGGTCAAGCTTGAAAGCCGCTTAATAGATCTGGATAGGATACGCCCATTCCGATACACCGAAGAGGTGCAGGATGGCCTTTATTCTGGAGACACCTTCTTTTCTACCGTCCAAGACTTACAAGACAAAAAGCTCAACTGGGGGAAAGCCGATTGACCTATCAGCAAGAATTTCTTGCGGCAGTCTATATTGAGATACAGAAGCTTTTAGAATTGCACTGGCGAGATATAGCCCTCAATCAAAGCAAGATTAAGCTAAACCCCGATTGGGACCGATACGAAGAGGCGGAGAAGAGAGGGCAGCTTAAAATATTTACAGCGAGGAATGATGGTCAGCTTGTTGGTTACTTCGTGTGCCTAGTCACCCAATCCCTGCACTACAAGGACCACACATTCGCCCACAATGACGTTCTATTTCTTCACCCCGACTATCGAAAAGGGCTTGCGGGTTGGCGGCTAATGAAGTTTGCCGAGAAGTGTTTATCAGATGACGGCGTGGCCCTTCTTATGGTAAACACAAAAACGCATAAGCCCTTTGATGTATTATTGCAGAGATTAGGGTATAGTCACATAGAGAATGTTTATTCGAAGGTACTAATCTAATGGCTGTTTCAACTGCTGTATATATGTTTTCCACCACTGCCGCCGCGCTTACGGCAACTCAACTGGTCATCGGCGGTCTGGTTTACATGGGTGTTTCTGCAGTGGTTGCGTCCGCCTTAATGCCGAAGCCTAAAATTCCAAAGCTAGGCGGGGGGTCTGGACTTAGCAATAACATTGACGCGATAGCCGACTTCGAAATTGTTTACGGAGAAACCCGTAAGGGCGGCATAAAAACATATTTAGAAGTAACAGACAGCAATAAATACATGCACATGATCATCACGCTTGCGGGTCATGAGGTAAATTCTATTGGTGATATATTCCTAAATGACGAAGTAGTGACGATTTCGAATGGATATGTCACTAGCGGAGACTGGAACAGCAAGGTTTATGTTAAGAAATTTACGGGTTCAAGCAGCCAAAACGTCAAAAGCACAATAGACGGATTGTTTAACGCGGGAACCACTGGACCTAGCTTCCCGAGCGGGTTTAGGGGGCGTGGGATAGCATGTCTTTATGTTCGGATGGAATATGATGCGGACGTTTTTTCGGGCGGCATTCCACTCGTGACGGCAAAGATCCAAGGTAAAAAGGTATATGACCCTCGAAAGGATAGCACGAGCAGCGCATATGATAGCTCTCTAGGGGTAAGTACGCATCGAACCAGTGACCCGACTACATGGCAGTATTCAGATGAACCCGCACTAGCGATTAGAGATTATCTTACTTCTGATTTAGGTGTGGGAGTTAAGCAGGGCGATATTGGCGACACCGCTATCGCAACCGCTATTTCTAAATGTGTTTCTACTGGCGTGGTCGGGGTTGAAAACAACGCGCTCAAGATTGGCGGATCATTGACCACGGGGGCAACGCCGCTACAAAACATAAATCAGCTTCTAACCACTTTAAACGGAACGCTTTTCTACTCCCAAGGCGAATGGAAGCTTATTGCGGGGGCTTTCTACGCCGCAGACGCCTCGGTGAGTGATGGTAACGCTTTTTCATATGCCGACATACTTGGGGATATTGCGGTCGCCACACGCTTCTCTAGGCGCGATACGGTAAACACGGTCAAGGGAACCTTTGTGGACAGCGGTGGGCGTTTCATTCCTACGGATTATCCGCAGCAGCAAATTCCAGATTTGTCCGAGGACAATAACGAAGTTAGCACGTTAGACCTTGAGCTACCCCTAACCACAAGCAGCGCCGCCGCTCAAAGATTGGCGAAGCAGGTTTTGTTTGTAGGTAGAGAGCAGGTAACAGTTCAAGCTACATTCAAGATTGAGAAAGCTTTTGGCGTACAAGTGGGCGACACTGTAGAGCTAACGCTTGATCGCTACGGTTTCTCTAGAAAGCTCTTCCGCGTCAACTCTTGGAAAATGTCGGGAATGGATGGCTCCGCCCCACAAATTGATATGACGCTACAGGAAACGTCATCGACAGCTTATCAATGGTCAATAACTGCGGATGAATACAGAGCCATTACGTCCAATAATACAACGCTTGGGGATACCACGGCGGGCCTTGCAATATCGGGGCTTGCAGCAACAACTGCGTCATCGTTGCAAACTGATGGAACCGCAATGTCGCGGGTTATTCTTTCGTGGACCGCCGCTTCAAACGCGCAACTAAGACACTACGAGGTGCAATGGAAGCCAAGCAGCCTTTCAAATTATGCGTCAACGATTGCTCCAAACAACGCCATAGAGATCGAACCCCTCACGGCGGGTACAACCTACAATTTCCGCGTTAGAGCTATCACGGTCAACGAGAACGCGGGGGCATACGCAACAATCAACGCAACGGCGGTAACAGATACAACCGCGCCCCCAACTCCAAGCGCCCCAACTATAACAGCGGGGGTAAAACAATTAGAGGTTTCATGGCAGGGATACAGCTTCCCGTCTGATTTCGCTTCTATGGAAGTTCACCACAGCACAACAAGCAGCGGCACA